ACGGTCGGCACAAGCCCAGCACCAAGATGATCGTGTTCTTCAAGGACATCAGCATCGAGCAGGACGGTGTCCACAACTATCTCTCGAACCACTGCGGCGGTGCAGCCCCACTGAACGACAAGAAGAAAGGCAAGCGCTGTGCGAGACCCTTTCGCGAATTTGCCATCCACTACAACGGCAACGTCCCCATCTGTTGTAATGATTGGAGGGGAGCATTCAAGGCTGGGAACGTTTTCCAAGACGGACTTGAGGCAGTTTGGCAGAGCGCTGCTCTCGACGCTGCTCGCCGAAAGCTGTATCGTGGAGAACGCGATTTTGGACCATGCCTCGGATGCGACTCTCACAGTCATCGAACTGGGATCCTGCCTGACCCAGCAGGAAAGTCATCCATGCCCGCCATGGATCCGGAAGCGGAAGCGGCGCTGAAGGCTGCGGTCGAGGGGCCATCGTATACGGTGCCGGTGCTGCGGGCCTGGGAGGTCAAATCATGACAACAGGTGCAGGGTTCTTCATCGGCCTCGGTATAGTCACCTCCACGGTGATTGCCGTGCTGTGTCTAGAGAGCATAGTGGGCCAAATCATGAACACCTTTATCAAGGCGTTCAACGAGATCATGCGCGAAATTAGAAAGCACAGAAAGGAAGAATGAAATGAAGATCTACGTTCCGAGCCGTGGCCGCTTCGAGGCAAGATTCCTGGACGGTATCTACTCACCGCTGGCCTGGGTGACCCCCAAGCTGGAGCTCGTCTACGTGGTGAGCGGCAACGAGTATCCCATGTATCGAGCGGCTCTCGACAAGCGACGGCCCGAGACTGAAGTGCTGCCGGTGGGACATCCGGAGAACTTGTCTCAGAAACGAGCGACTCTGGCCAAGATGATCGCGGTGCGCAACGAGTCCATCTTCTGCATGTGCGACGACGACCTGTCGCTCTATATCCGCAAGTCGGATGACAGCTTCCAGCTGCGCTACCCGGAGCCCGACGAGGTCGACGATCTGTTCCTCAACATGATCCCCGAACTGCTCGAGGACTACCCGATGGTCGGCGTCGGTGCACGTGAGGGAAACAACCGCATCGGCGACGGCCCTCGACCGCTGCTGACTACCTGCACGCGGAGCATGCGGCTGTATGCGTTCCGCACCAAGGACTATCTGTCCATCGACGCGAACCGCCTGCCCGAGATGGCGGACTTCGACACCACGCTTCAGTTCCTGCGCCGGGGGCAGGCAAACGCGGTGATCAACTACTACGCGCAGAACCAGCCGCAGTCACAGCTGAAGGGCGGATGCAGTATCTACCGCACACCTGCAACGCACGACGCCGTGTGCCGTCAGTTGGAAGCACTGCATCCGGGGTTCGTGAAGTTGCGGCAGAAAGCTAATCTCGGAGGAGGCGACTATGGCACGCGAACGGAAGTTACCATCTCCTGGAAGAAGGCTTACGAGGAAGGATGTGCCCTGCGCGATTTGTAACGAACCAATCGCCGGTGACTTGATCGACTCGTCAGCTGAGTATTCCGATCACCCGGATGCAGGCACTCGCATCGGCTACAACATCTTCGAGATTGACGTGCACTGGCGATGCCAAAACAAACGGCGCAATCTCGATGCGATCATCCGTCGTGGCGGACCGAACGTAACGAAGCTATGGGACTTGTAATCCAGCCTTGTTTGTGCTAGGCTGGGCTCCCCAGTAAGTTAGAAAGGAAGTAAGAATGAGAGTGATCCACGGTCAGAACGCGCACCAGATCCTTCCCGCTGCCATTCGTCTCCTGCGCATCGAGGGCATTCAGCGGTCAAGCCGGTTCGGCGACGTCCTGCAGCTGCCCGATGTCGTGACTACGGTCTACGACAGGCCCTGGGAGCGCGTAGTGTTCTGGCCCGAGCGGGACGCCAATCCCTTCTTCCATCTCTACGAGTCGCTGTGGATGCTGGCCGGTCGCAACGACCTTGCCAGCCTGACCCGCTACGTCAAGTCGTTCAGTCAGTTCAGTGACGACGGCAAGACGTTGCGTGGTGCCTACGGTTTCCGCTGGCGGCAGTTCTTCAGTCGAGATCAGTTGGCTGTGATCGTGAGTCAGCTGCGTGACAACGAGAACGATCGCCGCTGCGTCCTGCAGATGTGGGATACCGACCGCGACCTGGGGCAGCAGAAGAAAGACCTGCCCTGTAACCTCATCGCCACCTTCCAGGTCAACACCGTCGGCGAACTCGAGCTCGTGGTCTTCTGTCGCAGCAACGACATCGTCTGGGGAGCCTACGGTGCGAACGCCGTGCACTTCAGTTTCCTGCACGAGTTCATGGCTGCGGCCATCGGCGTTCCACAGGGGCGCTACACACAGATCAGCGTCAACTGGCACGGCTACCTGAAGACCCTCGAGCCGGTGTGGACCCTCGAAGACGTCATCGGCGAGAACGAGGTCTACAAAGAGACGAACCCTTACGAGGGTAAGGTGCGTGCGCTCCGTATGGAGCATTGGCCTCTGCACGAGTTGATCGCAGCTATCGAGTGGGTCACTGACCACATCGATGCACTCTACAATAAGAATACTCTTGCGGCTATGCCAGCCAGACTCGCCAACGACGAGTTCTGGGTGACCATGTGGCGTGTTCTTCAGGCACACTGGTATCACAAAGAGCACGGACCAAAAGAAGCCATCCTGTTCTTGGAAGGAAGCGTTCCATCGCAGGACGTGGACTGGGTCGTGGCCGCCAAGGAGTGGCTCGAGCGGAGGATCAAGTGAAGCGCTGCACCTGGAGTGTAGGCACTACAAGATGTCTCTCGTTAATGGGGCATGAGCAGCCTCACGAATTGGCATTCGACTACCGCAGAGAGAACGCCAATCCCTGCACGAAGGACGAGTGGTGTGTGCTGCAGGACGGTCATGCAGACAGCTGCGAAGTGCAGGCTGGTCCCTTGAAGAAGGAAGCCGTCGACCATCCTCCGCACTACGGCGGAGCTGACAACGTCTACGAGCACATCAAGGTCTGCGACGCCTGGGGCTTGAACTATCGCCTCGGCAACGCCACGAAATACATCGCACGAGCCGGCAAGAAGACAGACAACCCACTGGAAGATCTCAAGAAGGCCCGGTGGTATATCGACTCGGAGATCAAACGGCTGGAGGGGTCATGAGGGGTGTCATCACAAAGGTGTTCTACAGCAAAGGATTCGGGTTCCTTCGAGGGGATGATGGCATCTCACGCTTCTTCCATGCCACATCCGTCGTGCCCGAACGCGACTTCGACACGGTGGCGATCGACGATCTCGTGACCTTCACACCGGATAGCAATGGTCCCGGCGGCAACAAGGAACGCGCATTCGACGTGAGGAAGCACAAGTGATCGACCAGATCTTGAAACTGACTCGACCCCTCGTGTGCGTGGACGTAGAGACGCACGACAAGTGCCCTCCGGAACGCAGCCACATCATCGAAATGGGTATGATCATCTACTACCCAGACAAGCCGACGCGTATGTGGCAGTCCTTGATGCGGCTGCCCGACGATGTCAAGATCCATCCGGCTGCAACACAGGTGCACAAGATCACCCACGACATGATCGACGAACGCATCGACGATCCTGCGAACGCGGATCTAGTGGGTGATGGCAAGCGGTTCAAGTATCCCACGTTCAGCCAGATGGCCAAGAACCTCGCTCGAGGCATGACCGACTGCGACTTCTGCGGTTACAACGTCACGTTCGACCTGCGGTGCATTGCTGCTGGAATGAAACGTGCGGGCCTGACCTGGACTTACGAGGGTGCTCATCTGCTGGACCCGCTCCGGTTGTGGCAGAAGATGTGCCCCCGCACGAACAGCGACTTCGTCCGTGAATATGCTGGCCGTGAGCCGGGTGACGCGCACCGTGCGCTGATCGATATCCAGAACACCGTCGACGGTTTCCTCGGCTTCCACAAGCGACACCAACTGCCGGCCACCATCAAAGAGATCGTGACTCTGGTGGCTGAACCAGGGCAGATCGACACGGACCGGAAATTCGTGTGGCGCGGTGACGTGCCTACCTGCAACTTCGGGAAGTGGAACGGCACTGCGCTCACAGACGTCAAGAACAACCTGGCATTCCGGGGCTACCTCGAGTGGATGGTTCGGGCTGGCAACTTCGAACCGAGCACGATTGCCGTGGTCAAGGAAGCTCTGGTGGGCCGATTCCCGGAGAAGCCCAGTGAACCAGCGTGATCGTATCGTTCGGCTGCTCGAACAGC